AGCACCGCACTTGCCGCCCTTACCGGCTCCAACAAGCACTCTGGTATAGGTGGTGACATCGGGAGGTACTTCCCACTCGCCAGAGCCGGTGAGCAGCACGCGCTCGTCAAAATACTCCGACGATTCCGGCTGCGGGGGAAGAAAGCCGACGAGCGCCGAGGTGCGGGACTTGAGCAGCCCGGAGATCTTTGTCTCGCGCGAGGCGATGCAGGCGAGCGTCTGCTGTTCGTCCCACTCGTTCCAGAGCGAGACGACGTGCCCGGCGTGCTCGGCTGCTGGGTTGACGTCCACGGTGAGCTGCTCGCGGCAGGCGTAATAGGCTGCCATGCGCTGCGCGACCGCGGAGGAGTTGACGAGCGAGACGAGCGTCGCGTCGGTGATCGGCTCAACATTCTCCGCTACGCCCTCGGTCACGGTGCGTGTGACGACGCGCCGATTGTGGATGTAGCTTTTGCCGGTGAGCTTGCCGGTGCCTGCGGAAAGGATGGCGTAGTTCGCGCCGCTTTCGAGGATCGTGAAGCCCTCGGCCGTGAGCGTGTGCGCCGGCTCGTCAAACTCGATCACATCGCCCTGCTGGGCCGTGCCCTCAAAGAGCGTGACGTCCTCTGTGCCGGCAATGTACTGGTGCTCGGTGACGGCGACCGCGCTGACGGGATCGAGGTGCTTGACGTGAATGTTGCGCGAATCAACGGAGTTGAAATCAATGACGCTTGCCGTGCCGTCCCACAGCTTCTGCACACGCAGCGTGCCGTTCTCATCCGTGTGCAGCCACGCGCCGATGGCAAACAGGACCTGCCGGAGATTGTCACGGGCTGAGGCGATGGGCAGCCAGCCGTAGAGCTTGATGTTGCGGTAGACGGTCTCGATGAGCACGGGGATGTCGCCGCAGATCTCCGCGACGACATCGGCGACCGGCTGCCCGGTGTAGATGCCGCCGCGGTGCGGACGGACGATCAGCAGACCGACCGCGGAGAGCGCGGAGAGCGTGTAGAGCTTCGGCCCCACGCGCGTGACGCTCTGCAGATGATAAGTGCCCACGCGGCTGCCGGAGCGGAAAAACTCGACCTTTTCGTTTTTGTCAAAGTAGCGAATCGTGCCCGATTCGGACAAAACGGTGATATCAAGCGTGTCGGCCTCGAGTGCGTCCGCGCGCAGCTCCTTATACTCGCCCATCGTGCCAGGCGTGTCGAGATTAATGCGGTCGTTCTCAAAGAGCATTTCATCTCTATATTTTACAGCGTTCAATCCCATTACTTTGACCTCATTATGACACGGAAACCCTTCCACCAGTGCGTGCCGCCGTCGTCGAGCAGGACGGTGACGGGGTCGACTGTGGGGTGCGCGGTGATGGTTTTCTCCGCGCCGGTCCACGGGTCGAAGTAGCGAAAGAGGACTTCGTTTTTGAGGCACGCCGTCAGCAGCGCGGTGATGCGCTCGGTCGGCGCGTCGTTGGTGGTGCCGACGATAGTCTGCTTGATGGCGAGCAGGTCGCGCAGCTCGTCGCCCGAGCACATGAGAAAGCCGTTCTCGCCCTCGCGGAACTCGTAGGTGACCTCATAGCCGTACTTGTGGAACAGGTCGGTGAAGTCCTGCCCGTCCACGATAAAGGGGTATTTCGCCATCAGGTGCCCTCCTTTCCGGCCAGCGGGGTGCCGCGCCGGCGGCCCTCGGCCTGCATAAGCGGGTACTGCTTGCGCGCGAGTGTCTGTCCGTCCAGCTCGAGCGTGACGTCAATGGTCACGTTTTCGCGCCGTGCGGCGCTCAGTGCGGTCGCGGGAGACGGGGCTGGGGGAGATGCCGACGGAGCGCCGGACGCGCCGTAGCGCGCGGCAGAGCGCCAGAGCGCGGCCTCCTGCGCGTTGAGCACCGCCTCGTCCGCGTGGAGCTCGGCGAGATAGCCATCGTAGGGCACGCGGTCGAGCCCCGCGGCGTGGGAGCCGGAAAGATGCTCGCGCAGCCTCGCCTCGGCGCGGTAGCGGGAGTTCTTCGAGGTGGACGAGCGCTCTACGTTTTTCTCGTTTGCTTCTTCACGCGCCTCGCGGATCTTCGAGATCAGATCACTAATAGCAGTGATCGCAGCCGTTACGCCCTCAACAATGTCCGCCGTGAATCCGATGATACCAGCCGCAATGGGTGTCAGCAGCTCGCCCAACCGCGCCATCGCCGCGTTGAGCTCCTCCTGCGAGCGGTTCATTTCCATAATGTCCTGATTAGCGTCCTTCCACGCCTGCCCGGTCTCCCGCAGGCCCTGATTGGCGAGCTGCACGAGCACAAGCTGCGCACGCTCGGATGTATCGGCGCAGGCTTCGAGCTGCCGGTTGAACTCGTCCTCATTGACGCCCGCCCAGTTGAGCACGTCCGCAAAGACGCCGGTGACCTTTCCGGCCTGCACGGTCTCATTGATGGCCTCGGAGAGACTGTCGATCGGGATCGAGTCGCCGTAGGTCGCCCACGCGCCGATGACCTCGTCAATAAGGACTTTGAGGTCTTTCTGCGCGAGGCCAAGCGCCTGCAGGTTCGCCGTCGCGGTCGCGGCGGTCTGTGTGTCGCCAAGTACGGCCTGCAGCTCTTGGTAGACCTGCGCAGTCTCCTCGGCTGTGTAGCCGGCAGCCGCGCTGGAGACCTCAAGCGTCCCCATGATCTTGCGGTATTCCGCGGTCGATTCTACGATCTCAAAGATCGCGTCCTTGACCGCCTTCGCGCCTGTGACGATGGCGCCGCCGACCAGCAGCCCCTTGAGGTTGCCGAGCGCTGAAGTTACGCCGCCAAGGTTAAAGCTGCCGTCCTCGTTGCGCAAACCCTTGAGTGCGCCGCCGATGCCGCCGAGGCCATCGTCGAGATCATCGGTTTCGTCTGCGGCCTTTTTGACCTCCTTACCGAAGCCGTCGATGCTCTTCGCGCAGCCGTCCGCGCTGTCCTCAGCCTCTTTAAGCAGTTTGTCGTTCTCGCTCAGCTCGTCGTTAAGCTTCGCGAGCGCGGTCTCCGCGCTTAAGAGCTGCCGACGGTAGCTGTCGGTGCGGCTGTCCGCCTCGCCGTAAGCCTCCGCCGCCTCCTCGACCGCGCCCTGCAGGGAGACGATCTTGCCGACCTGCTGCTCAATGGACTTCTTGAGCAGGTCGTGCTTGGCGCGCAGCGCCTCGGAGCTGTTCGCCTGCCCCTTGAACTGCGCGTCGACGAGCTTCATCTCCGCGCCGAGGTTGCCGAGCTCGCGGTTGACCGCCGCGAGCTGCTTTTTGTATTCCTGCTCGCCATCGATGGCAAGCCGTGTGGTGATCTGGCGTACTGCCACCGCTCACCCCTCCTCTCTTTTCAGTCCGCGTCGGCGCTCCTCAAGCTCCTGCAGGTCCATGACCTGCCCCGGCGTAAGCAGCAGGCCCTCGCGGACGCTCAGGCGCAGGAACTGCGTCAGGAGCTGGAGCCAGAGCGCGCGCGTCACGGAGATCCCGTTTTTTTTTGAAGCTCCACAAGGCCGAGGTCAAGGTCGCCCGTCTCCTTCTCCTCGCGCCGGAAGCCGAGGACAATGGCGGCGAGGATGGCGTCCTTTGCCGCGGCGACCTCGCGCGGGGCAAGGTTGACGCGGAAAAACTGCTCGGTGAGGACGGGGCCGTGCGTCTGTCCCTGCCAGCGCCGGTAGAGCTCGCCTTGCTCGGAGAGCTTGAATAGGTAGTAGCACACCGCCTCGAAGCTTTTTTTGCCGTCGGCCTTGATAGGATCGGTGATAAAGCCCTTGGTGCCAAATTTATCGTAGAGATCGAACAGCGCCTGCCCGTTGAGGCAGAGATACAGGTGCTGCCCGCAGAGATCAACTTCGTGTAGTTTCATGGTTTGCCTCCGATTTCTGAAAAAGGCGCAGCGGGGGACGCTGCGCCTTCCTTGGTGTTCTCAGCCGCCGGACGCGGCCTTGACCTTGCCGTTCACCCACGCCTTCGCGGCGGTTTCGGTCGTGAGCTCGTCGCTTTCGATGCGGTACTCGCCGGTGTTGCAGGCGTCCACCGAGAGCGTCAGCTTGGGGCTGTCGAGCACGATGGTCTTCTGCTTGGTGTTATAGGTGCGCCCGTCGAGGCTCGCCTTGACCTTGGGGTAGAAGATGCCCTTGTAATACTTCGAGCCGTCGGCCTTGATGTTGGTCGTGTAGAAGCCGAGGCAGCCGTAGGGCGCGGTGTCGTTGCTGGAGAAATGGATGTCCTTCGCGCCTTCGGTGCTGTCGATCTGCGCGCCGGTGACGGCCGAAGCGGTCTCGTTGGGCAGCTCCAGCACGCCGACGGCAAGCGAGCCGTCGACAAACTCGCGCAGGTAGATCTTGCGCACATCATCCGCGCGCGATTCGACCTCGGAGAAGTTGAGCGTTTCGGCGACGCTCATGAGGTCGCCGAGCTTCATCGGCGTGCCGTAGTTGGGCAGCGCGTCCTCCGGCTCGGGGTTTGACGCCGCAAACGGCGCCCACTGGAGATTTTTCGCTCCATACTGAGGCATAGTTGTGCCCTCCTTTACAGGTTTTTGGATTCGAGGAATCGGTTGTAGACCATAAACTCCGCGGTCGTGGTCTCGTCGGCGCACTTCTCGTTTGCCTTGCGGATAAAGCCGCGCGCCTGGATGCTATCCGTGCCGTACTCGTTGACGTAGGCAATCTCGGCGTTGCGCGTGGTCGTATTGCCGCGCCGGCGCGTGCCGGTTGGCGTCACATAGATGCCGCGCTCGCCGTTTTTTACCTTGACCTTGCCCTTTTTGATGCACTCCGCCGTGATGCCGGTCGAATAGTCGCGCCTTTGTCGGCTGTTGCGGTAGCCGCTGAACTTGCCGAGCTTGCGTGCCTCGGCGCGCTGTGCCTCGACCACCACGTCAGCCCCGGCGTTGAGCATCGCGTCATGCACGTCGTCGGGCAGCTCCGCGACCTGCCGCATCGAGAGGACGAAGGTGTCCAGCCCGTCAAAACGGATCTCAGCCACTGCGCTCATCTTTCAGCCAGCGCCCGACCGCATCGAACTCAAAGACATAGTGCTGTCCTGTGTGGTCGGTCGCGTTTTCGATCATCGCGGGAGAAAAGTCCTCCGCGGCTGCAAGCGCCGCCCAGAGTGCGCGGCGCGTTGGCACGGTGTTCGTCTTGAGCGGCGCGAAGTAGTGCAGCTGCACAAGCGCGCGCTGCAGCTGCGCGGTGTCGTCGGCAAGCGCCTCGGGCTCAAGCGGAAAATTGAACGTGCAGTATTCCTCCGGCGGCGTCTCGCCCGCCTCTGTGACCAGCAGATCCGGCACGCACACCGGCACGATCGGCGTCACGACCGCGATGATTCGCTCATTCAGCGTCATACCTTGCCCTCCTGCGTGATGCGCTCGCACCAGAACTCCATGTACTTCCCCTCGTCGCCGTAGGTGTTGACGTAGAGGATGTTGTAGTCGCGCCCGTCGTAGTGGATCAGAAGCCGCCGGTCAAGCAGCTCCGGGTTCGCGCGCGTAAGAAAGCGGACCTTCGCCTCGCCAAACTCGGCGTTTGCCCGGATCAGCTCCGTGCCGCTCGTCTGCGAGAACTGCGCCCAGGTCTCGCGCACGGGCTCCGGCTCGCCGGGTACGTCGTAGCCGTCGGCGTCCTTTGCCGTCGTTTTCCGCAAAAACTGAATGCGCTTCGAGAGCTTCCCTGCGTCGACGTGCATCACGCGCCTCCTTCCGCTCCCTCGCCCGTGCCCGATTCGGGCACAGGCTCAGTGAGCTTGAGCTGGTTGATGAGGCGCCGAAAGGCGGGATTGTCGCCGAGCGTCCCATCGACCGCCGTGTCGCGCCGGTCGTAGAGGTCGAGCGCGAGGTACTTGACGCATTGCAGATACTGCGCATAACGCGGCAAGCC